TTGCACCGCCGACACCTGTTGCAAAGTACTCACCTCCGTGATTGGTTTCCCATCTCCCTGCTGCTTTACTGTCCGCCGATAGTTCGACATCTTTGAATACTCGTTTGTAATCTTCGTGATCCATCAGGTTTCTTACCTTCCTTCCAAAGCGGAAGGCAAGTTCGCCGGTATGCGTTGCTTGTATGATCTTGGTTTTGGGTGCATGGCCCATGATCCATGCTGGAAGTAGAAAGGATGCAAACTCCGACTTCGTGTGTCGTGGTGGCATATTCACGATCAACCGTTTTAGTTTTTTATCCTTGAGTAGTTGAAACTTTTCAGCAATCTTTTTATGGTGGTATCCACCAATAAACTCAGGCCACACAGCCTTAACAAAATCTAAAAAATTTTCTTTAGCTTTCTCTGCTGTATCTAATTCTTTTTGTCGTAATTCTAATTTCTGTATTAACGCCTGAGCTTCCTCAGGGTTGGTAGTGTCAAAGTCTAAAGACATTATTTTTGTTCCTTTAAATCATAGAAATAATTTGTATCATCCCCTGCAGTCCATTTAGTTTTATTTTCTACTGAATAATATTCTGTTGATACTTTGAAGTCTGGTTGTTTTGTTTCTGATGGTGTAAGTGATTTGTCATAATAAATAACTCTATTGTTTGGTTGTGCTGCGTAATGACCATTATCTAATTCTAATATATTAAATGATTTGTGTTCTTCTGGTACTTCAGAATAACTTGTGTTTAAAGTGTTGTGATCTGAATGACAGTTGTCGATAGTAAACAAATATTCTCCGTGATGCCATTTTTTTGAAGGTGATAAATATTTACATCTCACACCTGCAATTGATTGTTTTTCTACTACTGTAAGATTGTAACTAAACGCATCCCACAATTCTAATTCTTCTAATGGAAGATCATCTTTAATATCAGGGGAACTAACAAAAGCACTAATAGGGAGCTTATCATAAAGAGCACCATATTCCGGCAGATACGTTTCAAAGTAGAGCGCCCTACCCTGGATAGATTTACAGCTAATCCAAACACCTTCTACAAACTCTCCGTGTCCTTTTTGATGATCATATAAATATTGTTTTTTAACATATACTTTTACTGGTGGTAAGTTAGCAACCAAAAATGCCATTCTTAGTATGTACAATTTTTTTAAAATTTTTTCAAGACAACATCCTTTTTGGTAGTGAAGGGGGTGGGTCTGGCTGTCCAAAACAAGCACTAAAGGTCGACGTCCTAATGTAACAGGGGGACGGGGCAACAAGGCGTAAAATCGTTAGGATTATTAAACCAAATATATATAGGGACTCCAAGCGCTTTGGCTACTAGATATAGTATGTATTAGTCATGATGACTGACACCTGCCATCTCAGGTGATGCAGCACACGCTGCTGCAGCCCAGGCTGCTGCCATTCCCTGGATCGGAAGCGAGCCAGCCAGTTAAATATAAGAAAAGAAAATAAATAAAGGCGTGGAAGTAGCTGGATTTTAAAGTCCAGCTACTAAAAGATTATCTATTAATATTGAATTTACTTGCTAGGTCTTGAGCAAGTTGTAAGCCATAGGCACTTACTTCTGGTATGTGCCTATTCTGTAATATGAATTGAAATATACTACTATCTAGATAACTAGCGAGTAGTTGCCAATCAATAGTTTCCACATTGTCTATTCGTCTAGTCAATGGTTGTTGTCTAATCTGATTGACTTCATTAGCTTGTTTGATGATGTCTAAATAATTATCTGGCATTAGACACCCTCAACAGTTTAACTAATTCGCTATCAACATTATTAGCATTACCACTAACATTTTTAATAGTTATGCTAGTAGAAGTCTTATAAGGGATAGCAAGTTTTTTAGAAGTTAATAACTTCTTAACTTCTGCTTGGTTAAGTATATCACGACTTGATTGTGATATAACAAAAGTATCATTGTCAAAGTCAAAGACAAAATTCTTTTTGTCATTAACTAATTTATGATTGTTTACTATTTCAGTAAACTCATTCTTTAGTTGGATTACTAACTTATCAATACTATTCTTAATGTCTAAAGCAGTTCTATACTCAACAAGAGTAGCAGTTGCTTTTGCATTTAATTTAGATTTCTTAGTCATTATAACCTCTTTCTAAATGGTTAAATCAATTACTAATTAATTGATAGTTTACTGAACAACATTTTATAACAAATTACAACATAATAAAATAAAAGTTGTGGATAACTAACCTTTAACCCCGAAGCGTTCAGCCATCGGCCGGCCGAACCATTGAATATAAGAAGGACTTATAAACAAAGGCGTAAAACCTAGCAGATTTCAAACGCTTCAGGAAGGTGAATCTCCACGAATCATACGAACTGGCAGAAGTCTGCGAAAAATATCCGTGAAGTTTCCGGCCGGCCGGCCGGTCCGCAAGAGTTATAAAGATCTATTTATATATAAGGCGTGGGAATCAAGGTATTTCGTCAATCCATTGCACGATGTCAGGAGCTGCAGAGAACGCAGCCACACCAGTGGCCAGGATAAATGAAAACAAAAGAGATAACAAAGGGTTCCTGCCTGTAACGATCAAGAACCCTAATGAAAACCAAAAGACCAATTGGAACTGCATCACGGGGCAGTTCCATATGCTTCTACCATGTGCTGCATCTGCTGCCACGGCTCTTCATCCTTATTCACCAGGACATGCGCACCGTCTCCCCAATCCAGGTACCAGTATTCCAGACGATGGATTTCTTTGTGCTCGTTGACATATGCACGGAGCTCGTCGCTAGGTCCTCCCCAGCTAAACTGCCAGCGCCAAAATCCTTCAACCTGGTCGGTGAAGGTGTGTGGTTCAACGTAATTAAAACCCAAGTAATCAAACTCAGGGTCTTTCAAGTCTTCCTGCCTTTGCCTCCAACGCTCACGCACTAGGTCGGCGCAGGTTGTTAATACTGTAACTGTCTCTGTCATCTTGTTCCTTTCTTTCTAATGTGTGGCCGTTTGCAAAACTTCTAAACGGATTCGGTAGCCACAGTTACTTATATAGTTATAACTAATTATAAGTCAATAAAAAAGATTCATATCTTTTGGATAACTTCCAGACTGGTATCACGGCTACCATCTCAGCTTCAGCTGGCTCGGCCGGCCCATCTCCTGAAGTATAAGAGGTGAATATAAAAAAGGGCGTAGAACCCTGTGTATTTTAGCCATTCACCCTTCAGCTCCTGGCAGCTGCTGCGAGTTCAGGATTCATGCTTCATGAACAAACCGCAGAAACCCTAAGGATTTTAACTCTTGACACTCCGTTGGAACACCGGCCGGCCGGCCGGAAACTTGTATAAGAAAGAAAAAATAACTAAGGCGAGAAAGTCAGTGTATTTTGAAGATCCTTTTCGGTCCAGGCATCAGGCAACATGGTTCCTGAACCTTGGTTCAACAGTTCCAAACCCTTTGTACTCAACTCCCGGACCATATGTCCTGGGAACACAGCATACTGTGTCCGAGTGGCACTCGGGTTGCTAATCTTTACAAAGATGAAACTTATACCACCATGCTTTGTATGAGCATAATGCCAGGCTATTTGCTTCGGTGATATGATAACTTTTTGTAACTTATTACATTTTAATTCAAGCCAAAATTGAAAACCTTTTTTTGTGCTTAAATCCTTGAAAACACCAAACAAATCAGGCACACCAGGTGATGCCCACGACTCTATTCTAGTCCAATTAACATTCGGCGTTTTATTTTTAATTTCTTTCCAAAATTTTTTCTCAGGACGCACTATTTATCTCTTTTTGTGTCAAAATTTTATGACAATTTGAACATAAAATATCACACTTTTTTACTTCTTTAACGATGTTATCAAGCTGTGCCCAACTGCTTTTTCTTATGTTTGACACATTTGTTGACTTATGTTCACGAGCTCTGTGATGAAACTCTAAAGCATATGGACTCTCATTGTAGCCACATTCTTGACAACCTTTTGACAACTTATAACTATTTAGATAGTTGCAAACCTTATCATACAATTTCTTTTTATATAATTTCTTGTAAGCTAAATTCTTTTTAAAACTTTTTGGCTCTCTCCAATTCTCTTTAAAATAACCATCCTTCTTTAATCTTGCAGTTATATATCCGTCAAATATGTATCCATCTTCTCTTGCTTCGCCACATACAAACAACTTGTTAGTCTTTGGATTCAATCTCTTCATGAGACGCATCTACTATAACTTCAGGAAATCTATTTCGTAGATCCTTGAGCCTGTCCGCTACTTCGACTTTGCTCATTTTATCTATCGATCCAGTCAATATTTCCTTACGATCAACATACAATCCAGCAGCTCTTCCACGGGAAACTTCAGCATTTACTGCAGCAGAATAGTTTTTATCTGCTTCAGCACTCTTACTTAAATGGTCTAATCTCTTCATATGTCTTGTAAGATTTGACATGTACTTTTTGTGCACTTCTTCTCGTAATAACGATATATAATGCGCAACTTTAGGAAACTCCTTCGCAGACTGCAAACGACTGGCATAAATTCTTGCAGTTTTTTTAGGATACCCTGCACTAATTGCACACTCTGTTGCACTCTTTTCCCCGTCATATCTGACAAGTAATTCAGCAAACTTCCTTTGCTTTGCAGTTATATTAATTTCAGTTAATTCGCTCATTTCTCAAAGTATAGAATGTTTTTAACAGAAATAGCATAAAAAATCAAAACGCCTCACGCACGCTGGCTTTGGTTACACCTGGTTA